CACCAATACACAATTGAGTTAGATGCAAAGGCATCTAGATGGAACGATTGGAAATTTTCAGCTGCAATTGAAGCTGACAAAAATGCAGCAATATCAATTACTGGTAGTGGAAATTTAATATTTGAATTTAACCCTGGTACAAGTATTGTAGCATTAATGAGTACAGCACTATTCCAAACAGAGGAATTTCAAAAGTTACCAGTGCATACTAATTCTGGATCGCAGCAATTTGCAAAAGACAAACCTACTGCCGCTGAAGCCAAAGCAGAACTATTACAGCAATTATTAACTTGGTTTAAATTAGATACATCAGTTGAATATTTGCAATATGATAAGCTATCAAAACATTATCAAAAGAAAATTACGTATACCATTGGACAATTTGTAACACCTGAAATTGTACATGATCCAGTTAGTTATTATACATTAATGGCCAATCCGTCAATGCAACGTCAACGACTACAGAACATATTTGATAATGACTTATTAAGGAAACGATTTGATTTTACATTCACTGGACTTAATACTGAAGTCATTGACTTAGATATTACAATGAATAATATGTATTATCAAATACAAGCCCTTAATAATGGGGAAATAAGTGGGCGCACAGTTGCTGGAGAATCTGGTCCTGAGAATGAGCTTAATATATTTCGTGGAGAATTGAGATCACTACAGGCTAAAATAAGTAAAAAGAAATCAGCAATTACTAAATTACAAAAAGAAAATGAAGCTCCAATTCAGGGCGCAGATGATGCAATAGCAAATCAACAACGATCAACAGAAATATCTAACCTTGAATCTGAAATTAGACAGTTAGAAGCCCGTGCTAATTTAATTGATGAGCAAATGACTGATCTACAACGGAAAATTGATAGTCAACCAATTAATAGTAGAACTCCTAATAGGATATCTAGTACACGGTATATTACACAAAATGAATTATTAAACAACCCTAAAATTGTTCATGAAGTACCATTAACTTTTCAGAGTAATAATATTTCTTCGCAATCAACTTCAGGACCTGACCAAGGTAATCAATCTTCAGGATCTCTCATGTTAGGTGCAGTTGAGGTTGGCCTAAATGCACTTAGTGACTTAATAGAGCAAAATATAACTGTGAGAGGTGACCCGTATTGGCTTGGTAAACAAAAGCGAGCTAACAATAACAATATCGGTGCTGATTACGAACATGGTGGATTAAACTATTTTTTAAATGTAAAATTTCCAACGTACCCTGATGATAACACTGGGTTGCCATTACAAATGGATAATGACTTTAGTATTATGGGAATATATAGAGTGTATTCTGTCAGGGCTTCATACGATGCTGGATCATTTACTATGCAGTTGAGCTCATTCCGAGATATGAATGCAAATGTTGGTACACTTTGGGAAGACTTGGAAAGAGGATTTACCAATGCTCCGGGAAGTGTTAGTCAACAGGAAGCTAGAAAAGAAGACGGGCAAGGTGATGGTGATCAAATTAATGACTTACCAAATGATACTAATGCTGGGCCTAATAGTTCAGGACCATTAGCAGTAGGATCAGGAACTGGTCAATTTGATGATACAAGTTATCAAACTGAAGCAGGAAAAATTAGAAATCAACCATTAACTGCCAAACTAAAAAGTCAGATACAACAGGCGGCACAAGCAAGCGGATTAGATGTAAAAGTATACAGCGGTGGGCAGGACTCAAGTGGTCCTAATCGAACGGGATCACACAGACATGATAATGGCAATGCGGCTGATATTGCATTATTTGATGGTAATAGACAATTATCATTTAATGATCCTAACGACTTGCCACTAATACGTTCATTTATTAAAAATGGCAAAGCTGCTGGGTTAACTGGATTTGGTGCAGGTAATGGATATATGGGCAATCAACATATTCACGTTGACGCAGTTAACCCTAATTTGGGCTACTGGGGAGGACAACTGGATGATGGTACCTTTAAAGCAAGAAATGCACCAGCTTGGTTGAGAACCGCAGTAATAGGATAAGGACAAAGATCAATGGTAAAAAAACGAGGCGGTGGAGTTAACGACAGTGCAACATACTTATCACAAAATATTGAAAGTACTGGTGTTCCAACAATCTATAGTAAAGATCATCGTCATGGCATTGCGACCCTACAGGGCGTATATATTGGAAAAGTTAGAGATATTAATGATGATACATATTCAGGATACATATATGTATCATTAATAGACGGTCAGTCACTTGTTGATATTAGTACAGCTGAAGGTAGACAACGTACCCATAGAGTTAGACCGTTAAGTCCATTTGGTGGAGTATTACAGGGTGATGATCATACTAATATATATGGTATGACATCTCCTCCGCCTGCTCCTGGTACTGAAGTATTAGTATGTTTTACTGGATTTCAAAATGAAGGATATTTACTTGGAGTATTAAATGACACTGCACGTAATGCACAAATACCAGGACTGCCAGCAAGACAAGTTGAAGGCGAAACTGGTGGTGCAATTGGCCCTACGTTTGAGCCCAGTGTAATACAAAACGAACCAGGAAAACAAAACGCAGCCAAAGGTCCGCGGCATCCGATGGCAAATAACCTTGCTAAACAAGGTCTTGGATTAGATGCAGTAAGAGGAATCGGCAGTAGTGGTGCAAGGAGAGAATCTCCGTCAAATGTTACAGGATTTTTAACACCAGGCGGGCATGGGTTAACACTTGATGATGGAACAACTAGCAGTAATGGTGACAATCATGTACCTGATAAAGACAGAAAATCTGGTGACAGCAAATTAGTAAGACTTCGTAGTGCAGGCGGCGCTCAGTTACTATTAAATGACACTGATGGGTGTGTTTATATTATTAATCAAGACGGAACCAGTTGGGTACAAATGGACAAAACTGGAAAAATTGATGTCTATAGTGAAATGGACATTAGCATGCATGCCGCTAATGACTTTAACTTATACGTTGGTGGGGACTTTAATTTAGATGCAGATTGTATTAATGTTAAGTCAAGAGGAACTTGTGGTATCAATATGCAAACCGCATTGGGTAAATTTAATGTACACAGTGCTAAAGATATTAGATTGACAAGTGACATGAATGGACATATTAATTGTGCAAGTGGCAACGTAAGGGTCACTGGCAGACTAATTGACCTCAATGGACCAACAGCAAAGCTGGCAAGTAAACCGGTTACTGCCAATTTAACTAGTAATCAATCTGTAAAAGAAAGTATTGCTGGAAGAGTACCTGAGCATGAGCCTTGGAATGGGCATGAAGAAACTAGTAGTGCAGTAGCAAGTCAAGCAAACTCTAGCTTAGAAACTAATAACAAAGATTATAATGTAAGCAATCTATCTGCACGTAAAGGACCAAGCAAAAAGGCTAAGCCAAAAACAAAATCACAAGCTACGCAATCAGGAATTGGTTCTGAAACAAAAAGCAATATTGATCAAAATGAAATTAATCCTAGAACAGGTCTCCCTTGGAGTGATGCTGAATTAAATAGGTTACAACAAGATGATGACTTGTTTTATGATGACGCTATACTAAGAGAACAGCGACGAGCAGAGTCAGATTGGAATGCTGAAAATGGTATAAATCCAGAACCAGAAGTTAACACGTTAATGGGAAGAAGAGAAGACAGCTATGATAATATGGCTAGACCAGTACAAACATACAGACGTGGATATAAAGGGCAACAACAATGAGCCTAGATACAATAGATGAAATTTACACTACAGTATGGGATGATTTTACTGTAAAAGATAGTATACTTTATGAAACAGAAATTGCAATAGAAAACATAGCAGTTAGCGCAGATGCTGAATTAACTGCATTGAATTTTGGTCGTTATAATCCTTATAATTTTATTGGTTATGGAGAAAGTAGATTTGTTCGTGGAGTAACTGAACAAGAAGCATTTAGCAGTTGGTTAGGCTACTTTAATCGTGCTGAAAATAATTTTAAAAAACAACTTATATCTATTGGTGTTGAACGAATTTCACAATCTGTATATGACGGTATTTTTATATACTACTGGATAACAATGAATTTTCTTACAATTAATGCAGTTGAAGGAACATACAATACTAGAAATATAATTTTAAGTAAAGATTGGTCTGGTTTGGCAAGTATGATGATGAGAAGTACAACTAACAGAAAAAAATCACGGATTGCTGCTACTATTTTAAGATTGGCTGATTATGGATTTAATAAAGATAGAAGTTGGATGCGAGCAACTGGTATTTTTAATATGCGTACAGCCAATGAACAAGGAATACTAAGTGAAGAACAACTTAGAGCTGCTAGATTTGCATACTATGCAGAAACAGCAAAATTTCTACCATTCACACCAGAAGGCATAAAACGTGCAATTGTCAATCGATATCAAGATACACTTAGGGAGCAACAGTTTACATATAACGTTACAATAGCTCAAAACAATATAGAGTATTTAGATGGTGTACCAACTATTACATTATCAGTGACTCCAAGTATTGAACCTGTAGAAAAATTACTAGTTAAAATAAACGGTGATATCAAACAACACTATTATGACTATACTTTAGATGGTCCTAGACTAACTATAATTGCAGAACTAGTAACTGGTGATATTATCCAAACATCAGTTAAAATCTAAAAATGCCCGGTTAATTCTGCACTAAATACTTGCATGGCAACGTATTACGGATATAGTACACTCAATAGTACATTCTCAAGTAGAACACTGACAGACTCAGAGCTGGCAAAACGTGATCTTATGAATCATTTTTATACACGAAAAGGCGAGCGAGTTATGAATCCTGAGTTTGGATGCATAGTGTGGGATCTAGTTTTTGATCCACTTGATAGTATGACAGAAGAAGCAGTTCATCAAGATGTTGAGAGAATTGTTAATAGCGATCCACGATGGAAACCGCTAGAAACGTTAGTTACTAAACCTGATGATCATACGTTGAGAATACAGGTTAGATTAGAATACATATCAACAGGTACAGCCGAAGAGCTATACTTAAATTTTGTAGGTGAGATAGAATAATGGCACAGGGCGCAAGACAGAGCAGTTTATTTGCTGCGGAAGATTTTAGTGTAGTATATGAAAGTTTTGCACAAGCAAACTTTCAAGCATACGATTTTGAAACAATCAGAAACGCAATGGTAGAATATATTACTACCAACTATCCAGAAAATTTTAATGATTGGATTAGTTCAAGTGAATTTGTAAGTTTAATTGAACTTATGGCATTTCTTGGACATAACTTAGCATTTAGAAGTGACTTGGCAAGTAGAGAGAATTATTTAAGTACAGCAGAACGCAGAGAAAGCGCCTTACGTATTGCTGAATTTTTAGGTTATACTCCTACTAGAAATGTTGTGGCAAGTGGATTATTAAAAATAAACAGTATAAGAACATCGCAGACAGTATATGACGTAGATGGTGGCAGCCTTGCTAACACAACATTACAATTTGATGATGTTACTGATCCAGATGCTTATCAAAACTTTTTAACAGTATTAAACTCTATATTACAATCAAGCAATAAGTTTGGCTCACCATTTGCCAGATTTACAAAAAATGGTATCATAAACGAAGTATATAGAACAAATAGTGTTAATACAACAGTTAGTAATTTGTTTAGAGGAAATATTAACGGAGTTAGTGAAGCATTTGGTATACACAGTATTGCCTATAATCAAACAGAAAACGTATTGCAAGAAAAATCTCCTGACCCTTATGGTGTTTTTGATATGGTTTATAGAAATGATAACAGTGGATTTAGTAGTCCAAACACTGGATTTTTTGTAGGATTTAAACAGGGTACGTTAGAGAATAAAGATTTCTCAATACAAAATGGCTTGCCTAATATGGTACTTGATATTAATGTAAACAATATTGCAAATGGCAATATTTGGGTACAAACAGTTGACGAAGTAGGCCAAGTTCAAGCTAATTGGACACGAATAGATAGACAATTTGGTAGTAGTAGTATTTTTAATGCGATCAGTAATGGTAACAAAAATATTTACACAGTTACTAGCAGAGAAGATGATCAAGTTAGTATTGTATTTGGTGATGGTGCGTTTGGTAATATTCCACGTGGCATTGTTAGAGTATGGTATAGAACTGGACTTAATCAAACATATACGTTAAACTCTAATAATTTTAGCGGTACAACATATAAATTTAGTTATGTTGGCGAAGATGGAAATACATATGAAGCATCATTGGGGTGCAGCTTAAAGTCAAATGTTACTAATGCAAGTGAGCGTGAAAGCCTCAATAGTATTAAAGTCAATGCAAGTAGATTTTTTGCTACACAAGATAGAATGGTTACAGCAGACGACTATAGTATTTTTCCATTAACAGTTAGCGAAAACATTCGTAAGATCAAAAGCATTAACCGTGTACACAGTGGGCATAGTAGATATCGTGATTTGTATGACCCAACAGCAACTTATACTGATGCCGTGCAGTTCATGGATGATGGATACTTGTATCAAGAGGATATAACTACTCGAAATATTGTTGCATTACCTAGTAGATATAACAGTGAACAATTATATCAAAGATTTTTAAAACCTATACTTGACAATCCAGAAGTAAAGAACTTTTTCTATAATAAACATTATTATAGTGGATTACCAGCAGCAACCGCCGAATTGCATTATACAGATACTACGGCTGGCATTACAAGTTTTACAATAGACGGATCAATAACAAATACATATCGTTGGAATCAGTCAACAAGCGCAAGCAATACAAGTACTGGATATATTACATTTAATACGCCAGTACAAAGAGTTGGCAAGCTAGCAGCTGACCCAATGAAAAAAATACAAAAAAACAGTTTAGTAGAATTTATTACTACTCCATTTAAAAGTGGTTATATTAATACAATTAGTGTAACAGCAGGTGGAAGTGGATATACAACCCCTCCTACAGTCGTAATTGGTGGTGGCGGTGCAGATGCATCTGCAATTGCAAACATCAATGCAGGTGTTGTTGTTAGTGTAACAATTAGTAATAGTGGTGTAAATTATACAGATGCTACTAGTATAAGTTTTACTGGCGGTGGTGGTACTGGTGCTATAGCAAAATGTACAATAGCAAGCGCAGATACCAAATGGGCAAGAGTAACCAATATCTATAAAGATGGACTTGGTATTGACGCATCTGACGGAACACCAACTGGTGATGATGCATCAGGCAAAGGCGCAATATCATTAGACGCTGTAATACCAACAGGTGCTAGAATTAATCGTATTGTTCCAAGTTGGGTAAATGACACAACTAAAACAGTAAAAAGTAATTTAATTAGTAAATTAGATGCAAACAATAGTTTTGGTTTGAGATATGATGCAACAAACCAAGAATGGGTTATTGTAGAAAGCGCAAATTTACCAACTAGTAGTACAACTAATAACTTAGCTAGTAATTGGAGCAGATCATACGAAGGTGATAATACTAGCACAGGTGCTGATCAAAGTTGGATATTACGAGTTAACTATAGTAGTTCACAATGGGAAATACTTACAAGAAAAACTCGATATATTTACGGAAGTGATCAAACTGTTAGATTTAATAACCTAAATTTTGAAGAATCATTTAGTAGTGATACTCTAAAGCCACTAAGAGATAGTCTTAGAGTATTAGACATAAATGCAGAGAGTACATCTAGTAGTGTGCCCTTAGGTAAAAATTATGACTTTAATGTAGTAGGTTACTTTACATATGCTGATGGATACACTGATCCTCATAAAATTAGAGTATCAATTAGTGATCCAAATAAAGATGGGTTCCCCAATGATCCAGAATCATTTAACAGAATTATTAATAACGGTACAATCAAACTAAAAACTATACGTGAAAATGGTTACAACTTTACTGTTTATGATAATGAAAACAGTGCAGGAAATACTGCGGTTATTGGCAGAAGTAATCTTAGATCAAAGTATAGTAGAATAGCTGATGTAAATCAAGTAATTGATCCAAGTACTACAAATATTATAGATACGTATGTACTATTATCAAGTTACGATAATTTATATAGAGCATGGGCATTATATGATGGATTGCCACAAACAAAGCCAAATAATCCAACTGTTACTGAACTAGGAGAAATGTTTCAGAGTTTAGAAAACAAAAAAAGTATAAGTGATCAGATTATATATCGGCCAGTAAAATATAAAATATTATTTGGTGATTTGGCTAGTAGTGAACTTCAAGCTAAATTTAATGTTAGTCGTACTAGTACCGCCACAATGAGCGATACTGAAGTTAAACAACAAGTAATCAAATTAATCACTCAATATTTTGCAATTGACAACTGGGACTTTGGTGAAACATTTTATTTTACAGAACTAGCTGCGTTTATTCATAATAATATGATAGGACAAATTAGTCAAGTTACAATTAGTCCAGTTTCAGCACAAGCTGAAACAACAGAACTGTTTGAAATAATATCAGATAGTGACGAGTTATTTTTACCAGTGCTAACCACTGGGAATATAACTATTAGTAATAGTGTTAGTAATAATGCTACTACAATTGCTGCAAATACTGGAGTTAGCATCACATGAATGACCGCACAACAAACCCGATAATTGCCCCTCTTATCACCCGTCCTGGTGAGAGTGTAGATTATATAGGAACACGTTCTGTAAAAGAGCTACTTCCAAATATCTTTCAAACAGCGATTAATGGTCGATTCTTAGATAGTACATTAGAACAATTAATGAGTAGTGGTAGTCTACAGGCAATTAATAATGTGGTAGGTGGGACGTATAATAAAAAAATTGCAAGTGACAGTTATTTTGAAAGTAACCGACCAGTTGACAGTCATCAATTTGTTCCAGGAATAGTAAACAGAGACAATAATAACAATATTACAAGTGCGCTATCATATGCTGATATGATTTCTGCATTAAAGTTTAACGAAGCGGAAACTAATCAACAAAACATAAGTTTAGGTGAAAATGGTTATACTTTGGACTTGCCTGTTAACTAT